GCTTCGATTCTCTTTGCAAAGACTTGATGATTTGCTGGCTCGATTGTTTTCACAACTCCCTCCTTAATTCCATGTTGCCGTTACGTCTCTGTCTGTAAGTGATTGATTGTACACCTCACCACTGCCAACGTCGTCCTCTGGGCGCTGCGCCAGTTGTACTTGATATGCTAATGAATCACTTGCATCATCGTTAGTGGCTTTTGGAAACATACTCAGCTCACCTTCTAGGTCTTTGCAGAAATTCGTATCACCGTGCTTGATGTGGTAAATGCCGCCACGTTCGTATCGTGGGACTAGAGCTTCGATTCGTAACGCCTTGCTGTGTCCGCCGTGCTTCAGTAGCTCGATATCCATATAGACACCACGACGTAGCATCTCCTCTTCCCATACAGACTTCAGAGCTTGCGTAAACTGGTTGTCCTCAATGCCAATCTTGTGTAGGTTGTAGCGCTTCCAGTTGGTAAACATGAGGTCTACTAGGTCAGTGGCGGATAGTTTTGTCCGATAACATATCACATTCCACTTTCCTTCACGATCGATAAAGTTGAGGGTGATGCCGATGTAGTCAGTACCTTGCTTTACATCGTCTTTACCTCTCGGATCGATTGTCATGACGTTGTAGGTATCACGCTGTAAAACATTACTGAATTCGCGGTATTTGTACCATGCTTGCTTAAACTTGCGGTTCTCCTCGTCAATTGGGTTTTGCTGGTATAGTGCCGAAAATTCATAGCTCCCCATCTCTGCACGCTTTTTTAACAGCTTTTCAAGCGAGAACTTATCTGGCCATAGTGCCTCACCTGCTTTGCGGTATTCATCGTCCTCGGTAGCGATAGCCTTATACTCGATTATCCTCCAGTCATCATATGCTTCACCTCTAGCTTTGGCTTCTCGCGAGGCTTTAAGCACTCGGCCGGCCAAGTCATCATCGTGCCACCGTGTAAGAATAAACACGACCATTGAGTTACCTTCTTCGCGTGTCGAGAAAGTTGACTTATACCAGCCGTCGCGGGCTTCACGTATCACAGGACTGTCTGCCTCCTCACGGTTCTTAAACGGATCGTCAATAATACCAATCTTAAAGCCTCGTCCGGTCAATGCACCGCCAACACCAACTGCGGTGTAGCCGCCACCTTCCTTGGTGATCCAGCGGCCTTTAGCACGGGCGTCCGCACGTAGTCGTGTTGAAAACATTGCGTTATATATGCTTGACTGCATAATGTCTCTGGTTTTTTGGCCGAAATCGCTAGCCAGCTCTGCTGAGTAGGATGAAACTACAATTGGAATACTTGGCGATTTTCCTAAAACCCACGATGAAAACTTCTGCGTTGCCATGTCGCTTTTGCCGTGCCGCGGTGGCATGAATATCATCAAGCGAACATCTTCACCTGCCATCAAGCGCCTGTAGCCGTGCTCCAGCTCTTTGGCAATTTCAGCATGAAACCACTCCAATTGGTATTTTGGATCAATAGCAATACAATACTCAGCAAACGAACCATTCTCGGCAATTTCTCTAAGAATCCCGACTGTTTGCTCTGGCGTTAAGCAGCTGCTCGGCTTGGCTTGCACTTAGCGTCACTCCTATATCGTTACCGTTTGTCGTCATATCTAGCTTGTCGCCGTAGACTTTCGGGTTTAGCTTAGACATCAACCATTTACGCGTATCAATCCGCAGACGTGATCGCTGAACGTTTTCGCTGTTGAATATATAGCCATCACCCTCAAGCTTTTCCATGTAGTCATTAGTAGCGTTATCGGCAATTTCAATAATGTCTTCAGCGTGCATATATGACCTCTCTTCACACGCACGCGCGTATTGCTCACGAAACTTATCATTTTCTCGCAGCCAGCGGAAAAACGTCTGCATAGAGATCATATCTTTTTTTGCGCAAATAGAACGGACCGATTGCCCAAGGGCAATCATTTGACAAATCTTATCAGCTAGTTTATCGGTATATTTTGAAGGACGCCCGTTCTTTTTGGGCGTTTTCTTTGGTGGCGCTTTAGAAGATTTAGGTTTATCTTTAGCGGCTGTTTTCGCCATTAAAAATTCCTCGCAAGGAATATACTGCTAAAGGACCTCTTATCACCTTATATTATACAGGAAAGCATGAGCATTGTAAATATTATAGTCTCACTTCAATATCTCTTCATGAGGCAGATCGCCTTTTGGCTCTTTTTTCGCTAAATCTAAAGTTGCAAAGATTCGGGTGGCCTCTTCTGGAGTAGGGAGATCTGTTACAGTTTTCTTCATTTTAATATCCTTTCTTAATAGTTTATCGGCTTTTGAATCATTATTCATTGCTATCCTCGAGATCCTTGTCGACAATCTCGACTGATCCATCCTCAGATTTTTTCACTACGCACTCTATGGTGTCCCCAACCTCATATTTTGTAGACTTAAAATCAAGTTGGTTGAGGTTGTCAATATCTCGCATGAATCTATGAGCAAAGTCTAAAGCCTCAAACTTGTTCGAAGTGCCTGCGTATAAATAAGCTTTTCTAGTTTGTATAATTTCAATTCTGTATGCCATTTTCTGCATTCTCCTTTTCCTTATCCCTGATATATTCATACATATTAGCTAAATTGAAGTCTGGGAATTGCCCCATGAACTCTAAGGCATGCTCTAGGGCTTCAATTTCGGCTTTTTTGACAATATCCATGAGTTCATCATCATATTTTTGGTAAACCTTGTCGATGTCTTCATCCTTAACAACTTCTTGAACTATCAGTCTCAGAAATTCATTTTGAAATCGCTCTAGGGTTACATGTATTTCTATGTATGGGTTCATTATTTCTCCTCCAATAATTCAGGGTTTTCGTGAATATTACCGATGACCTCGCAATTCAATTGGTTAGTATCGCAATCATACGTTAGTTCCGATAAACAAATTGAAAGCCTGCCTGGCGCACACAGCATAAACCTTGACAATTGATATTTTACAGAGTACGTCAACTCACCATACCTAACGATATCTCCCTCATAAATCTCTGTACCGTTTTTGTCTTTTAGCCCTGTGTATTGTTCGATGACATGCCGCTTGTTGTCTAAATCTGGTAAAAGTCGCGTATACCACAAGTCAGAGTCATTGTTATCGTATCTCTCAAATATAAATATATTACCCAGATTGTCTATAGCTATGTCTTCTTCATTAAGGTAGTCCTTTTCTAGGTTGTCCCAGACTCTGAACTTTATTTCACGCATTAGATCTCCTTCCCGTCCTTAAAGCACTTAGTTTGACCAGCCATTCCGCCGAGTGATTTACAACGGGCTTCTGAGTCTTTTGTGTTCTGTTCAATAGTCATAGACAAAAGTGCAAGGGCTGCAACAACAACCAGAAAAAGTGTTGCTGCCCTCACTAAGTCTTTGAATGCTCGTAGTTCGCTTGTTCGTTGGCTGTTGGTTGATTGCTCGCTATTTTCCATCCTTCTCACCTCTATTGTTTTCGTTGATCGTTGGTTGATTTTTGATAGCTGGATAAACTCGACGAATAAGTAGCCTGCGATAAGGTTCCTTACCGTCTATAGTTAGCTTTATACCGTTAAGCTTTGACTGTCCTAGTAATTCAAAAAACATAATCTCACCATCTTTGTTTTCTTGAGTATAAATAGCGTTTTCCGATGGAGTCCCATCTGACCTTAGAAAAACAAGGTTATCATCTGAAATATCTGATATTCTCATTGACATCTCCCTCTATCCAACACTGATTTTTTTAATATCTTGGTGGCTTCATCTACGAACTGGCTATAAATGGCTATCTCTCTGGCTTTAATCATTCGCTGCAGCTTAAAATATGGATCGTCAGGGTCAAGCTTTGAATTGAGCCAGTCTTCAAACATATCACCGTTAAAATAGCCGTCTTCCGTTGACCACGGGAATGCTAGCTTAGGCACTTCTTTCGGCACTCTTGAATTTTTGTTACGCTTCATTGACATCTCCTTTCTTATGTCCACAAAATTAACAATTTACTTTACATTCATTTTTCAGATTAAAGTAAAATGGTGTTTTAGTTGACATTTGTTATTCCATCCACGTTTCGCCGTCATCATACGCATTGACGTAGTTTACATACTTACCGCAATTAGGGCATTTTGAAGCAACATCGGGGACACCACCAACAGGATACGGCAATAGCGATGCTCTGTAGGCTTTCCAGTTTTTACTGTCGCCTCGGATGAGCAATATTTCATCGTCGCAACAATCGCGTTTCACCATCCACCTATCGTTGTCCATGTTGTCTGTGCAAGAAAATACCCAATTGCACCATTCAATTTTAGGTATCATATTTTACATCTTTTCCTTGTCTAGTTGACATTCGCCTTAAAAATTACTATCGCACTCGGAAACGGCGCTGGATTTGGCTGGTCGTCAAACTTAAGTCTGCCTTTGATGTAGCGGATCTCGGTGGCTTTCATGCAATAGTCGTGCCACCATCGAGTGTCGGTTCGGCTGGGTATTAAAAACACGACTGTTTTGCCTTTCTGCCACTCCTGATATCCTTTTTCAATCCATTTCGGCAGCTCTCTACCATATGGTGGATTGACGTAGTTTGTACCCCCCAATCGCTTGTCAGCCCATCGACCTTGCCGTCCCAATTAGCGGGACATGGGTCATGGTCGAACTGAAACTCCGAATCAAGTACCTGATAGACCGCTTTGGGTGTTCGCCAGTCCATTCTTAATGAGCTAAAATGTGGTTTAGTTGACATCACCGCTTCCAATCATCAGATGTCCATCTTCCAAAAATCTATGATATAAACTCTTACCTGAGCTAGTGACTGTGTATGGCAAAAATACTTGCGTCGTCGTCACCATCTTCGTTTCTATGATAGCTACTTGAGCGTCTACCCAATCTTTAGTAATACGCCAGGCTGTGCGACGTGCTTGTTCTTCAAGGCGACTTTTTGGTACAGCACGCTGGCGCTCTAGCACTTGAGCAACTGGCCGCCAGTCGGTAGGTAGGCTAAAGGCTAATTGTTGACCATTAAGCTCCAATTGAAAGCTAAGAGCGACAACATTGCCTGTATCGTCATACTCGGTCATAATACGCTTTGCGCCAACATAGGCGAGCTTGCCTTGAATCTCGCTCAGTGTTTTTTCAACAGATATGCTAGTTGTGTAATTTTTCAATGCCATTATAATCCTCCTTATTTACACGAAATCGTGTAGTTTAACTGACATTAGCTAAAGTCACCATCCATAAAACGGTAACCATCGATATCCATTTCGTACAAGCCGTCATTATGAGGCTCTCTGCCTATTTCTTGTTTTTTGGCGACCATATCCCAAAAGTCTTTATGGCTTACTCTTTCACCACACTCATTATAAATTAGCCTGTTTTTTAGCCATTGCCTCATGCTGCTGACATCTTTGTAGTATTCACCACCGTTGAAGGCGAATAGAAAACGCCAGCCAGCACTAGATTTGCCGAGATGAACTCCATTCTTGCAGAGGTGTTCTTCACCACAGTTATGGCACTCCACCATGCCTTCAGCATAATAATTCATTCCCATTTTCGCCTCCTTCTTTGGTATCAAATATTTGCACATCTTGCACAGTGCAATCTCGCAGAAAAGCACTGTATTTTTCAACCGCATAACTGGTTGGCTATATAAGTGGGTGATTTGGCTAGACCTTGGCGTCACCCCCGTCGGCGGGGGTTCATAGCTGTGCAACTAGTATAGTCACACCCTCTCCTCTTAGTTACTCCGTCAGAGGACACTCTATACTCTAGGTGTAAACTTAGCTAGTTGGTAACGAAAACAGCCACTTATACACTAGAGCTTGCTTATATAGCCAGTTAGACAGACGATACACGTTGCACTGCGTCAAAAACATTAAAAAACCGACTCACAACGTTTCACTATTTGTTCTCTGTTTATACGCTGGGTGGGCTAGCTCATAAACAGCAAGGTGATTCCTGTGCATATCATCTGTCCAGTTGAATAGATGACACTCATGGCTATGGGCGGTCTCAATGGCAGCTGCTCCGCCGACTCTGGGTGCGACCCAGTACTCTATTACCTGAGCTACATAGCTCGTCATCTATCCAGTTATGCGGTTGAATTGTTAATGTTCTCAACTGGATACAATATGTACCCGATTGGTTTAACTTCACCCAGTTTTTCGACATATGGTAGGTCGTTGATAAGCTGCGTTTATACGTTCATGTTCATCTGCGAGTCGCCATCGATCCGCTTCTTACTGGTTGCGAGATAGTGCGATCCGGTCAGATTGCTATCAACGTAATTGTCGGCCAGAATATTGACGAACATCATTGCGTCACGGTTGTCCATGATGATAATGCCGTCATTATTGTCTGTCATGAGTGCCAAGTTAATTTCGTCAGCATGATCAACGACCCTTTGTCGGTCTGGTAGATGTTCAACGTCTAGCTTTAGCAGTGTGTCGGTCAATGACTTACTGTTTTCAGCTAGCTCCTCCAACGACAACCCCTCTGGGAATGACAACGCAAACTTCTCAGTTAGATGTTTGGCAATTCGCTTGGTTACAATGTCGCTTGATGGATCTTGCTTGAACAAATTGACAAACTTTTTAGGGTTAAACGCAAACACTTTTCTGCCGGCGATCAACACTTGGTTGTCTGCTGGTATCTTGAACGCTGCGTCGGCATTAAGCTCGCCAAAGTCGCTACCGCTAACTTGCCATGTGAGACTCCCGCTCAACATCTGCGACCGCTGCAGCCGTTTGGCGATGTAAAAGGTCTTGTCTGGATCTTTTGGGTCGCTAAACCGCGCTACAATACCGTGCATACGCTTCAGCTCGTGTTCTTGCTCATTGAACTCAGTGATGTTATCATCGCCGAGAAGATAGATGAGCGTACTAGCACGCTGAATGCTCTCAAGCTCGCTGTACAACAACACGTTTTCTGTCTGATCGTTTGTCGCATATTCTCTGACAGATAATCCGACAGCTGCTCCAGTCTCCACAAAATTGATCATGTCGTAGAGAAACAGTGTTCGCATTTGGTCTTCTACGGCCGATGTTTTCAGTGGTAACACGTATGGCGTAAAGTTTTTATTAAAAAGAAACAGGTCAATGAGCAGGTCTTTCTTATGTGCGTCAGCCCAAGTTGCCCACTGGAATATGTCGAATTGGTTGTCGTCGATCATTTCCCCTCCTCAATTCCAAAATAAATCAACCAGTCTTCTCGGTTTTCTTCAATGGATTTTTCAGCGTCCTCCTCGGTCTCATAGCGTACGAGTTCACCAGAATTATAAAATGAACACAACGTAGCTTCTAGCTTTTCTTCAAGATAGTCGTAGAGAATAGTCCAACCACCGTTTCTGTTCTTAAAATCTGGCTTAAACGTTGAGGTTCGGCGTAGCCTGACTTCGGCTAAAATGCGTTCACGAGCTCGTGCACATTCTCCTAAGGTACGATAGGCTTTACCAAACTCAAGTAGCTTACGGTTGTGTGGACTATTTACATTAAAATAGCTAAAAACGATATCGCCATTCTTATCAAGATACCAAATCTTTTCATTGCGCTTAGGTTTCCAGTGAATGCTGTCTGTCGGATCTTGGATTTCCTCAAGAAACTTTTCAAAAAATTCATTACTAATGAAATTAATGCCTGCATCTTTGGTTTTAGTTGTCAGTATCCTTGCACCAAAAAATGAATTGTCCTCCGAGAATATAGTGCCTTTTTTCAGGTTTGATAAATCTTTCACTAGCCTATACCGTTTCAAAACAAAGCCTCCTGTGCTTCTCGCTCATCCTGAATACGTGAAATGGTGAGGATGAGCTTTTTTAGTGCTGTGTAGTTCTCGAGAGCGTCTTGCTTCATGCTCTCTAGCGTTTCGTCATCGAGCTGTTTCAGGGCTTCGATTTCACGCCTATAATGTCTTTGTTCAAAATCTGGTGTATCTAGTGTTTCCATAACTATTTACCCTTATACTCCTCTACTGAAAGAGAGATTATCTTATAACCTTTTTCTTCTAGTCGTTTTTGGATACCTTTCCAGACTTCTGTCATGATGTTCTCTTTTGCGACGCCCAGATCAATATACCGTGATATTTCACTATCTTTATGATCAACTGTTACAATTAGTTTCATTGTCTACCTCCTGGGGACAACTCTGGCTGCTGCTAGAATAATATCTAGCCATTTGACCACTCACTTTACATCCTTCTATGCCACAGGGTAGGAAGTGGCACAGAAAAGGGCACCAGATCATTAGTTGCTATCGTATTCGCGAAGAAAGTCAGCCCATTCTGTAATAATACCCATGTCAGACTCTAAGTCGTTTATCCATTGATCGACCTCTGGTACTTCTTCTTTGTGGGCGACAAGTATATCTAGCGTGGTGCCCATGTGATCATACAGGTTTTCTAGTGTAAAGATTAACCTTTCTTTTTGTACGGATGTCATACACCCCCTTTCTTGCGATTTCGCTTATTGCCTCTTTGAAACACTACCTCGTACGTATAGTCTGGATGAGCCGGTAGCCAGACATTTTCTAGTATCTTCCGTCGCCACTTGTAGTCGTCAGTTTCTATGCCTTTTGCTTCTCGTAAGGTAAACGAGCCGTCCAGGTTATGAACCCTAAAGTCTACTTTGTGCCGATATGGAAATGCTTTGTTGCCATTTTCGTCATATACCCAACCTTCAATTCGATATTGAGTATCGTAATCTTTTATCTGGCCTAGCTTTTTCTCAACCTCTAGTTCGGCAGCTATTTGTGCCTCAAACTTTGAATCGTATATCTTACCATTCATTTCAGTACGTTTAGCGCCGTATTTGTTCGTTTTTGCGACTCTACCAATTTCAACGCCGCAGTTGCGACAGGTAAGCCGTCCTCTAGAAAACATTAGGTGTTTTGACTGACAGTCAGGACAAGACGCAACGGACCGTACATCATTTATGTCAAATTTATGATGTGTTGCTTTTATGTACACGCTTTCTCTCCTTCTTCTGTTCACGCCGCTTCATACGAGCACGCCAGTTGCGGATTCGTCTCACTAGAGATTCCTCCTCTATTTGCTCATACTCCAACTTAAAGCTGTCTAGTAAACTCGTTTCGTCATTCATTACAGAAACTCCTTATATTTCCCCGCTGAATAAGTAGTCCAGGCATGATATCCTTGAGACCGCCAGACACGATATGCAACCCTTACGACCGTCGCTGTATCGTTTCTATTCTCACCGGGCCGAAAATGCACACAACCGACCTGTAATACACCATAACTACCGACACATACCTTGTGGTTTTCGGTATTAGTTAGGTTATGATTTAGTGGGTCACAGCTTCTATTCTCAGCTCTGGCGATAGCCATCATCAGGCGGACATCCCAGCCTGGATACTTAACCAGTTCTTGTCGAACCAATTCGCAGCCCGATACTGCGGCTGATATTGGTCGCAGTACGGTTGGTTCGACATTATGAGCTGGCTTTGCAGCAATTTGCTTATTCTCAGAAATAGCTGCACGTTTCCGAGCTACTGTTTTGACTGTGAAGTCGCTTGCTTGATCTTTCCGTCAATCTCTGCCGACTTGCCTGTCTGGTATTGTATGCCGGCATAGAATGCTATGCCTGCAGTAATAAGGATAATCAGTAGAATTGACTTAGCTTTTTCAAAGGCTTGTTTCCAATTTATATTTTTGTATTTCATTGTTTTTCTCCTTTTTCTTTTATTGTGTTAGGTGTCACACTGGTAGGTGTGTAGTGTCCGTATATTCCACAAAATAACCAATATCTAAAGAGGCCCAGACAATACATACCCACCAGAGTGACACTTAACAATTTATGCTTTACCGATAAGTCCAGATTGTAAAAGAACGTTGCTGGTGTATTCACATTAATTCCCGATAACCTTCTCCGTCGCTCCTGTTCTCGCTATATGAGCCGGAAGATTGTCGTCATCTTTGTGACCAGTGTAGTTATTCTGTCTACAAGAGGTCATCAATGTCATATTGCTAACCTCTTCAAACAGAAAAACCCGCCGGCTATCTACTTCGGCGGGTTTTTCTATACATCAAAAAACGTCCTGACAACTATCAGGACGTAGACTATTCCTTCAATCGTAGGAAGTAAGTGAGGTGCGCACCCCCATAACTACGATTGTCCACCACAACAATTCCGTTCTGAATTGGCACCTCACCTATTCCTGAGTGTGATAATACCATATGTCCACCCGGTTTGAGAAGTCCCATTAGTCGCGAGACTGTGGAAAACTGCGGGTTGTGGTATGGCGGATCGGCAAAAATAATACCAAACTCCTCTGTTACGCTCATGCTTTCCAGCCAATTTGATACCGTTGTTTTTATTACAATAGCATTTTCGCTGGCGCCCACGGTGCTAATATTTTCAGCAATCACCCGCTGGGCAACGCGGTCTCGCTCCACAAAAACCGCCGACTCGGCGCCGCGGCTGAGCGCTTCCAAACCAATCGCACCGGAGCCAGCAAAAGTATCCAGTACCCGCGCGCCACGCACGGTTTCGCCCAGTGAATTGAACATCGCCGAACGGACTCGCTCGCCCATGGGATGCGTTGTTGAGCCTGGCGGGGCTTGGATGAATCGTCCGCCAAATTCGCCAGCGATAAGCTTAACGCGCACGCTGCTCCTCGGCCAGCCACACCGCACTCAGCCAGCCCAGCACCACCGCACGAATAATCAGCGGCATCAGTTGACGATTGGTCTGCCGCGCCAGCTCCGTCGTCCAGCCAGTCTTGGCAAACTTTTCATACATGGCCATATCCGCCACCTCGTGAACGCAGCCGAGATAAAACGCCCGAAAGCCCGCCTGGCGTACCTCCTCAATGTCGCGCTGCTGCGGCAGGCCAGTGGCAAATCGTTGGTAGGCCACTACGCTGGCGACACCCGCCTCGAACGCCAGATGCATAGTCATCACGCCCTTTGCGCCCCAAAATTCCCAGTTATTGCGCAGGGTTTTGAGCACCGTTTCGCCCGGCATGAGGCTCTTTTTGATCAGCGAGTTACGGGTCTCCATACCCTCACCGCGCAGCTGAGCCAATTTCTCCTCCAGCGGAAAATGGTGTGGTGGCGTCAAGCCATCGGTGATCGCGTGCGCCATCCATGCTGCCTCAAACGCCGCTCGCTCACAGTTATCAGCATTAAGCGCCGCTGCGAGATTAGTAATGTGTTGATCAACCATCTCGAGGAGCGCCACGTCATTCGGATCGTGCGGGTCAATGAAGTGCCACGGCTCATCAACGGCCGGACTTTTCCGCTTGATACCATCGGGGCCATTATTACCCTCGAAATGCAAAATCTGCCTGCTCGACGGAAAGTTGCACCACGACGGCAACAGCTGCACGATATGCCGCCGTGCGACCCGATCAATTTTTTGATGAACACCCATCAGATTGCCTGATTTGGTGTGAAATGTGGTTCCTGAATACATACTTATCTCTCTAATTTAGCGTCGTTAATCGCTGATAGCGACTGACGGCACGCGCCAGATGGTTATATTGTAGCAAATCCTGCCCCTCTTTGACAAAGCGTTCGGCCTCTGTTTGCGCACGGGCAATCAGCGGCGTGTCACTCAGCGAGGCAATTTTTAGGTTCAGCGCGCCATGCTGTGCTCGTCCGTAAATCTCACCAGGGCCGCGTAGTTTCAAATCAACTTCCGCCAAGTAAAAGCCGTCTTGGGATTTCTCAATTTCCTTGAGGCGCTGGGATGGTTTATCATGGCTCGACAGCATCAGATGACAAAAGCTCTGATGCTGGCCGCGTCCAACCCGACCGCGCAGCTGATGGAGCTGGCTGAGTCCAAAATGATCAGCATTTTCGATGAGCATGACCGTGGCGTTCGGCACATTGACGCCAACTTCCACCACCGTGGTGCTCACCAGTATGTCAAGCTCACCGTCGGCAAATTGTTGCATGACCGCGGCTTTTTCCTCCGGCGGCAATTTACCGTGCAACAATCCGACGCGGCGATGACGAAACATCGTTTTTGCCAATTTGTGATATTCCGCCTCGACCGACTTTTTGTCATTATCAGGATTGTCGTCGATCAGTGGGCAGATGACGTAGGCTTGGCGACCTTTGGCAATTTCTGCATCGATAGTTTCGTAGAGTTTTGGTGCCGAGGCTGGCGACCAAATTTTCGTTTCAATCGGCTGGCGTCCAGCTGGCAGCTCGTCCAAAATCGAGATGTCCAATTCACCGTACAAAGTCAACGCCAAGCTCCGCGGGATCGGTGTGGCGGTCATGCTGAGTAGATGCGGCATGTAGTCTGACTTTTGCAGCAACGCCTGACGCTGCTTGACGCCAAATCGATGCTGCTCGTCGATCACCGCAAACCCTAGTTTATGATATGCCACTTTTTCCTGAATCAGCGCGTGCGTACCAACCACCACGTTGATATTACCGCTCGCTAAATTGTCCAGCAGTTGCCGCCGCGCTGTACCCTTGATATGTCCCGTTAGCAGCGCCACCGATACACCAAATGGCGACAATAATTCATCCAGCGTCTTGGCGTGCTGAGTCGCCAAAATCTCCGTCGGTGCCATGATGGCCGTCTGAAAGCCAGCCTGCGCCACCTCCGCCGCCACCAACCCAGCGACCACCGTTTTACCCGAGCCAACGTCGCCCTGCAACAAGCGGTTCATCGGATGCTCAGACTCCAAATCTTGCAAAATCTGCCAGGCGGCGCGGCGCTGCGCGTTGGTCAAGGGGAATGGCAGTTGCTTAACAAATTGCTTGACGACCGGCTGATTGAACGGAATGCGCCAGCCAGTTAGCTTGGTTTGTTCTTGCTTGTTGAATTGCGCTGCCAAGATCATTTCAAACAACTCTTCGAACGCCAAGCGCTCACGACCGCGAGCGATCTCCTGATGACTTTTCGGCGCATGGAGAAACCTGACGGCCTCCGCGCGGCTGACTAGTTTTTGCCGCTGGACAATGTGTTCCGGTAACGTCTCGGGTAAAAACTCCATGATAGGTCGCAGGTTTTTCAACAAATCCTGCACAGTTTTTGGGCGGAGGTTTTTGATGGATTTATAGACCGGATGAATGCCTGACGTATGGTGGACGTCGGACGTCTCAGTTGACTTGGCGAGCTCGACCGACGGATTACTGATTTGATAACTGTTATATTGCATGCCAAATTGACCGGAGAACATGAATTCGGCGTCAGATTTGAGCTGCGATTCGCGGTACGGCTGATTGAACCAAACGGCCTTCACCTTGCCAGAATCATCCGCCAGCACCGCCGTGGTGATCCTCAGACCCCGGCGAACAATCCGCGTGGAAATCGACTCGCAGCGCGCCCGCACCGTCACTTTACCCGGCTGAAGATCGGCGATACTGACCGCCGCCGAATAATCATCATACGCCCTCGGCAAAAAATCCAAGGCGTCCGCCACCGTCTCCAGACCCGCCGCCGACAGCGCTTGGGCGGTTTTGGGGCCGACGCCTTTGATGTGCGCGAGAGGGGTGGTTAGTTTCATCTAGGAAACAGCGTTGATGCCTTCCAGCGCGTAGGCGGTGTCTTCCCAACCTCTTACTTCTATTGAGTCAACGCCCATTTGTTTGACTGGAAAATCATTGCCGCCTTCCTGTAATTTATCGCCAAAGAATAGCGCTTCTTCCTTTGACCAGCCGTTCAGCTCAAGCAGTTTACCAATGCCATAGGCTTTATCAATTCCTGGCAGCGTAATGTCAGTACTAGTCGTACCACCAATCCTAACTTCGAGATTTGGCAGTTTCGCCGCCACCTTGTCACGATACACCGGACGGACATCCTTGTACTTTTCCGCCCAGGCATACTTATCCTCTGGCGACGCCTGCTGGCCCAGTGCCGACATGGTAATCTGGCTGTGGCGATCCTCGATAATCTCACCCGCAGGATTATCGCACCAAATACCCATCTCTCGAGCAACCTCCTCCAGTACCGCAGTTATCTGAGTTTTTTGCTCATCAGACAGATCGTTCGCATACTGGACCTTCCACTCACCATCAGCAGCGTCAAATCGATAATACCTCGTACCGCACGTCGGCATTGCATGGAATTTTTGGAGTAGTTCGGGCTGAACATCAAGTCGGTCAATCACTTGCTTTTTAATCTGGTGGAATGTGCCGCCCGTGATGACACACATCTCATAGTTTTCAAGCAACCGACCAAGGATATCTGCCATACGATCGCTAATTGGTGACTTGGTAATAGCTAGCGTGTCATCCAAATCAAACCCGATAATTTTTTTCATTATTCCTCTCCTTCCATATTTTCTGCAACTAGAATAAACGTATTTTTACCTTTTTTCAACAAAGATTGATTGTTGATGGCTTGATCCTCAGCCAGTTTTTCGCCGTTGAGGCTGATGGCGCCAGATTTAAGCAGGCGCCTGGCCTCGCCGTTGGAACTGACCGCGCCAGAAACCACCAATGCTTCGATCACGCCGACGCCGACATCAACACGTGGAATTTCTTTGGCCAGGGTATCCAAGTCGTCGTCTGACAATTGCCGGAAATCGCCGCCACCAAACAGTACCTCCGTCACCCGCTCCACTGATTCGCGCCGATTGACGCCGTGAACGATGTCGGTGACTTCGCGCGCCAAGACTTTTTGAGCTGAGCGCGCACCTGGATTGACGGCGTGGTTTTCAGCGATGGCTTCAATAGTGTCGCGATCGAGCATGGTGAAAATCTTCATGTACTCAATGGCGCTTTCGTCATCAACGTTCAGCCAGAATTGATAGAACTTGTAGACGCTGGTTTTGTTTTCGTCCAGCCACACGGCGCCACCTTCGGATTTGCCAAATTTACGGCCGGTTGATTTGTTGATGAGTAGCGGCGCAGTCATGGCGTAGACTTCAGCATTTTCTTTTTTACGGATCAACTCCACGCCTGAGAGTAAATTACCCCACTGATCAGAACCGCCGATTTGCAAATTGACGCCGTGATGCTTGAATAAGTGCCAGAAGTCATAGCCCTGCAGCAAGGTGTAGGTAAATTCAGCAAAACTCAACCCCTTGCCGTTGTCGATGCGTGCCTTGAAAAATTCACGACCAATCAAATCTGCCATGTTGAAATTCTTGCCAATGTCGCGGAGGAACGGCAACAATTCCAAATTGCCCAGCCAATCCGCATTGTCCACCAAGGTAAAATCGCGGCCCGCAAAAATTTGCGACACTTGGGCTTTCAAGGCCCGCTTATTATGCTCAATCTCCACATACGAAAGCAGGCTCCGCTCCTCGGTGTCGCGCATATCGCCAATCATCCCGGTGCCGCCACCAACCAGCAAAAACACCCTGTGACCGCGCTCCAAAAAATGCCGCACCATCATATAGACCGCCAGATGCCCGACATGCAAACTGTCCGCCGACGGATCGGTGCCTAAATAGAGCGTAAAATTTCCCGAATCAATACGCCCATCATCGGTGAATGTCGCTTGATTCCAAAACCCGCGCCACTTTAGCTCCTCTGATAATTGCATATTCCTCCTTTTCTGGGTAATAGTATAGCAATTTTATGATTGAAGCGAAACATAGGCGTGATATAATGATAGTGTGAACAAGAAACCCTCAGATAAGCAGTCGGACGCCAGCGCCAAACCAGCGCCGTCACGTCCGCACCCAAAGCCAGCAAAACGGCTGAGTGTCTATGCGAACTTGGCGAATAAGCGTCGGCTCAAGAAGGATAAGCGCTCCCGCGAAAAAGCGGAGTACCTGGCGAGCCTACCAAAGCACCCCGTCAAGCGGTTCTTTTACCGCCTTCACCCGAAGCGCGTCTTTCGCTATTGGTTCTCAAAGCGCGGCGGCTTAATGGCGCTCAAGATCCTTGGCGTCGCCATTGTTGCGGTGATTATCCTGATCGGCGGTCTGTTTGCCTACTTCCGTAAAGACCTCGACAAGATCCGCCCAGGCGAGCTCGCCAAACGTGTCCAGACGACGGTCACCAAGTATTATGACCGCAATGGTGCGCTGCTCTGGGAAGATAAGGGTACGGATAATTACAAGCTAGTGGTTGAGGCTGATAAAATTAGCGATTATCTCAAGAAAGCGACCATCGCCATCGAGGATCGTGATTTTTATAAGCACCACGGCATCAGCATAAGTGGGCTGACTCGCGCCATGTTTAGTACAGCATCAGGCCGGCAGGTCCAGGGCGGCTCGACACTGACGCAGCAGCTGGTCAAGCAAGTCTTCTTCGCCGAGGATGCTGACAAGCGCGGCCTCAGCGGTATTCCACGCAAAATCAAGGAAATTATCCTGGCAATTGAAGTTGAACGCATGTACAACAAGGATCAGATTCTCGCGCTCTACCTCAACCAAGCGCCATATGGCGGTCGGCGTAACGGCGCAGAGTCGGCCGCTCAGACGTACTTTGGTAAATCCGCCAAGGACCTCACCTTGGCTGAAGCAGCCCTGCTGGCTTCAATTCCGCAAAACCCGAGTACATTTAACCCATACAACATCACCGGGCGCAAGATGCTCCTGTCACGCCAGCATACAACACTAGACTACATGCTGGAACAAGGCTATATCACCGAAGCGCAGGCCAAAGAAGCCAAGCAGTATCCAATTCTTGACAAGATCAAGCCCGAGACTGAGCAGCTCGCCGGTATTAAGGCACCGCACTTTGTACTCATGGTACGTAATCAACTGGAGCGTGAACTTGGTAAGGCAGTTGTCGGTCGCGGTGGACTGACTGTCAAGACGACGCTGGATTGGAGGATTCAGGAGAAGCTCGAAACAGAGATGAAAGCCTTCTTTGACTCAGGCCGTCCGGGTCGAGTGCGCATTAGTAACGGCGCGGCAACGGTTGAGGACGCACAGACTGGACAGATTGTCGCCCTCGTCGGTAGTCGTGATTTCAATTATGCCGGCTTTGGGCAGGATAACGCCGCCACCGCCTTTATCCAGCCGGGCTCGACCATCAAGGCTTTCGACTATGCCAAGCTGTTTGAGAATCGCGGCAGTAATCAGCAAAATTATGGTTCGGGCTCAATCCTCAGCGACGAGAACATTGACAAGATTTATGGCGCCAAGCTGAACAACTGGGACCGACGATTTATGGGAAGTATTTCTATTCGTCGCTCGCTAGCGCTTTCCCGTAACATCCCAGCGGTCAAGGCAATGTACATCGCAGGTAACGGCTCACCAAAACCAACCGTTGACTATATTCACAACATGGGTAATACCAATTATTGCCAACAAGAGGAAGCGGCCGGCGGCTACGGCTTGTCAGCAGCCATTGGCGCCTGCGGTACGAAGCAGACCGAGTTAGTGAATGCTTATGGCACCTTTGCCCGCATGGGTGTCGCCAAACCAAGCACCAACGTCCTCGAGGTAACCAACAGCCAGGGCGATACGTTAAAGAAATGGAAAGACGAGAGCAAACAGG